GAAGTATATTCATTATTAATTGATACTTATGTAACTGATTCTATTAGAAAACATAACTTATTTAATGCGATTACGACTATACCATCAATAGAGCGAAAAGCAAATTGGGCAAAAAAATATATGAGTGAAGATGTTCCCTTTAATATACGATTAGTAGCATTTGCTGTCGTTGAGGGTGTATTCTTTAGCGGTTCGTTCTGTGCTATTTTTTGGTTAAAAAATATGAATAAAATGACTAGGGCATTGGGTAAGAGTAATGAATGGATATCACGTGATGAAAAATTACACTGTGACTTTGCTATTTTATTAACTAGTTATTTAACCCATAAAGCAACTGAGAAAACTGTACACGATATATTTAGAGAAGCAGTTTATATAGAACAGGAGTTTATATGCGATGCACTTCCTTATAAATTAAAAGGAATGAATAGTATTCTTATGTCCAATTATATTTGTTATGTTGCTGATTGTTTGCTTTTACAACTAGGTTATAATAAACTATACAATAAAAAAAATCCATTTCAATGGATGGATAGAACTAGTTTAGACGGTAAGACTAACTTTTTCGAGGCAAGGGTTTCTGAATACAGTCGAGCAGAATCAGTCAGTAATAATACATATCAAGTTGTAGAAGATTTCTAGTTAAATAAATCAGTATCTATTTCTAGTAAATTATTATTGGAACGTTTATCACCTCCCCAACTATTAGTGTAAATAGACTTTAATCGTCGTTGTTCGTTATATTTTTCTTTATTTTTGTCATAAGTAATTTTTTGTTTTTTGTATACTTCCTCTTTATTTTTTTCTTTATAAATACGATTTCTTTCGTTGATTTTTTCTTTATCCAATTTATATTTCTCTCGTTTTTTTTTATTTATAGTTTCTTTATTTTCATTATAATAAATCTTTTTCTTTAGATTAAGTTCTTCTTTATGGTCTTCTGTATATTTACGCGACCTTTCATTATTTTTTTCTTTATTTTTGTGGTGACAAATTCGCTTCTTTTCATTTAGAGTTTCCTTATTAGTTTCATACCAATCTTTATATTTTTGACTATTTTTAAAACGAATTGAATCTTCTTTTTTATTACCTATTGGATTTAGTTTATTTACTAAACTTTCTCTATATAAATTCATATAATATTGTTCTCTTAAAAGTAATTCTTTTTTTGTATTACAGGGACATTCCTCTATTAATTCTATTTGACAATCTTCATATATAATTATAGCAGAAGATGATTTAATAATACCAGTATTAAATATACTTTTATGGTCACTAAATCGTTTACATAATGGTTGTGTAGTACTTCCTATATAAATTTTATCAGTGGAGGGACTAGTAATTTTATATATTTTACCATTTTGATAATTAGGCATTTTTTAAAATAAAATATTTGATATATTTTTCTTTTCAATTTTTTTTTAAAAATCATTCTCTGGACGTTTAGTTCGTCAGGGCGACCGCAACCCTCCCTGATGAACTCACTGTGCTCACTATTTTAACCGAATCTTCAACAACATCAACCGAATATTTGCGTTCAGCAGGCGTTCCTAGTGCTCCTACGGTGAAGAATACAGTTATAATAGGATTATTTAATTCTCTTAATGACATAGTGTTAGACTGAACACCTCCGTGAGGACTACCTTCATATAGACCAGTCTGTATTTTGACTACATTTTCACAACTAGAACCATTACTCCCATCAGAACTAAATCCGTTACTACATAATTTAGAATAATTAAATTCTTGTCTATTAAGGTCAAAAATAGTCTGTCCTGAAGCACTCATTACTACACGGTCAATAGCAATTGCTTCCTTAGGAGTTAAACCGTCAGCTTCTTCTCGCACCATTACATAAAAACTGTTTACGCAATCAGTATTTTTCAATTCTACTGATGTACCTTTATCACCATTAGTATTTACTCCTGATGCAAGAACTGCTTGACTAGTAGATTCATCATAAAATCCTGTAATCATTTGACTGAGTTCTGGTTCATTGTAGTTCTGACTTAAAATTTCCGAGTAATCTGCTTCGTTATAGTTTTTATATCGAACATTTAAATAACATTCCGTAACAGCATTTGTAGTAGCACCACCAGTTGAATTACCTAAATTAGAGTTGGGGCCGAATTTAACACGAATACTCATATTCTCGTTAAATTGTAGGTTAAGATTGGTATTAACCTGTTTCATAAACCCAAAAACCAACGGTAGGGTGAAAATTATACTACCAGTCCCACCTGCTACTTTCGCCCTAGCACCTACTACTGACTCGTTAAGGGTTCTAAACTGAGAAAATTCTAGATTAGACAACTGAGCAAGAATATCTTTATTAGTTAGGGTATCTACTACTTTACTGCTAGATAAGAGTTCTATGCGGTCTATTACCTCTAAAAAGTCATAGGCGTTAGTTCCGTTTAAATCTCCTTTAGAATAGGTTAATAATACCTGCTGACAAATACCATATTTTAATAACTGAAAGGATAGGGTTTTACCATTACCTAGACTGCCTGAATTAGAATCAGTTTTCTGATAGACAGTCGCTGATGCTGGATAGATGGTCTTTGTCGAGTAGATATCAGGATTCATTTTTGAAGAACTTGCGTTAATCGTGTTAATTAAAGCGGAATTAGCGTTAGAGTTGTTGATAATTGAGGACATACTTGTGTTATAAATATAGTTTAGAAAATAATTTTACTAGAAAAAAACGCTCTCATAAATAATCGGTAATTCTTTTTTAAATATTTCCTTTATTTCTAATGCAATCAGGCGATGCTCTATCTGCGTTGAGGGATCACATCTGACTTTTAAATAATGCACCCAAGATCTAATCGAACCATTCATGTACATTTTTGTTGGACTATTCATTGGTAGTATACTTCTAGCACATTCTTTAGCAACTCCTTTTTTTAATAATTTCCTATATAAATCCTTTGTTTTTTTAAAATGTTCTACTATTTCTTCCTGTATTGTATCTACCATCTCCTTATCTAAATCGTTAATTGAGTTTTGTCTATTTTTTAAATCCTGTCTTCTTAATTGTGGTATTTCTAGGTCTTGTTCTACACTTGCATACCTCTGACTAAATTCCTGAAAACTGAAGGAACGATGGCGTAGTATTTGTGCTGATATAGCACGAGTAGTATTAATTTCTATACATATATTACCCATTTCAAATACCGACCAATGACCGTGACGTGCACAATATTTTAATAATCCTTTAATATTTGGATTTTCCTGATTACTACTAGAAACTCTAGCACAATATGCTATTAATTCTTGTGCGTTTGGTGTAATCCATATTAATCTGACTTTTTGTAAAAAGTCTACAAAAACACTATCATTAAAAACACTATCACCACTCATTCACTTTTTTATAAAAGTGTACAAAAACAATATTAATTTTGGACTAACCGTTTCTAAAAGGTTCTAGGTATTTAAAATAGTAATTCTAATTGTTCCTGAATAAGTATCAGTTCCAGCACTTACTGAAGGAAAACATAACTTATAATCGGTTGAATTGCTACTAAACCCACATACATCAGGTTTAGTAAAACCTGAAGGTGCTTTAATTATAGAAAAATTACCATCATATCTATTTATTACCGTCCCAGTAGCGAAGGATGGACTTAAATACGGAAAATCACCACTCCATCTAAAATTTCCATAAACACCAGCAGAATTATCAGGAACTCCTATTATAGTCATTTTAAAAAAGTTATTTCCTATAGTAGCAAGAGTAGAAGTTCCACCATCATTTATATTCGTCCAAAGAGTGCTATGACTATTAAATAGAACACCAGTAGGATTATCATCTATAAGAGCACCAGTAAAATTAAAGGTATATTGTTGAGGTCTAAATGAAAAATTATTAAAAAGAATAGGAATATTTTGACCAAATTCTACTTGGGTTTTTCTTACTCTAATAATCTCAGCATCAGCATTATCTAAAAATAACACCTCACTACTAGCAGTTGCTTGTCTAATTTTTAAATTTAAATTACCAGCACCACTTACATCATTTACGATACTATTATGTACGCCAGTAGTTCCGAAGTAAAGAGCAGGGCAGTATATTCGCCCACTACCATCAGTACTATCAGGTTCTATTATAACTAAATCAGTAGTCCCTGCGTTGTTTTGAAATTTAATTGACCCATCCAAAGCAGACCCTTGTATAATTAGATTATTACTATCTACCCCTGTTTTCGGTTGTTTAATAGCAAACATATTAGGATTACTATCTCCTATAGTATAATTATCTGTTACAATTTTTCCACCTTCTGCTTCGGTTTGGGGGTCAAAGACAATATTAGGCACAAATCCAGCAAAAGCACTATTTACTATTGTAACATAGGCACCTGCTTGACCTCCTCTGATTTGTAGCACATTATCTAAAGCATTTCCTTGTGCTGTTTGTTGTTCTATCACCCATCCAGCAGCACCACTAGTTCTAGTAGTAAAGGTTCTAGCAGCACAACTATTAGTACCTCCATTATCGCAGGTGATATTACCACAATTAATAGTAGTATTATTATTAATCGTTTTAGATTCAATATTTCCACTATTATTTAATGCTAGATTTTGAGTAAATAACCCCCCAGCATCCCTAGTGCCTACACTTACTTTTTGACTAAATTCATTTACATTATCATCGAATTTGTTTGCTCCAGTAAAAGTATTATTGGCATTTAATTGTGGTAATTGTTTATATTGAACATAACTTGTAACTGCTACTGGGTTATTTGTTCTATGTTTAATATCATTACCTTCAAAGATAAAATCACCAGCACTAACTATATCACCGCTACTAGTTTCTATATCTCCTACACTAGTAACACCCCCTGTGCTTACGCTAATACCTCCACTACCATTTACGGTTATATTACCAGTACCATTGACATTTACATCACCATCACTTAGTACTACATTACCAGTTCCTAATTGAACATTCCCAGTAGACGCTACCATATTACCAGCAGTCGTCGTAATATTGCCTGTAGATTCAAATAATCCGTCTATTTCAATATTACCAGTTCCTATTAGTGGTAAAGATGCTCCACCCCCGCTAGGGTCAGAACCGTTTATTAAAACCTCACCAGTATTGCATCTTATATCAACATTTGTACCAGTTTTACTAGTTAATAAAATTTCATTTGCATATATTTGTTCCACTTTTGATACATAACTCATTTTTAATATTTTAAAAGAAAATAATTTAATAACTATATTTTAATCTGATTTTTGGTTGTCTAGAATCTAGGAATGGATTACTAGCAACCATTCGTTTAGCGGTTACTTCTTTACCACGATACATAGTCTTGGTCATAGGTATTCTAG